TCAAAAAGGTTCCTCTTATATTCTCTAACCTGATCTATATTCCATCTCCCCTTACAGAGATCTCTAGGCACCTTATCAGCATGGAAATATAGGAAGTTATTCTTTCTACTCCATTCTGCAAGTGTCATAAAGGTCCCATCCTTTCTCTCCCGACACTGACCATAAGCCTTCTTATCAGGATCGCTGAAGATAAATACAAGCTCCTTATCTGGATTATCTCTAGCTACTGCTATATACTTCTGGCAATCTGAGTGACCCTTGATGAAGTAACCTTTCACTTCTATAATAATATCAGGCTGCTGCGGGTGTATGAAGTCAGGGTTATATACATGAGGTACTGTATATTCTATACCAGATCCTTTAGGTTCATAGAGATATTCTGTCAGTACCCTTGTAGCAATCTTATGTTCTAGTGTACTTTTAAATGGATTAATTTTCCTCCTGCTCAATATATTTCCTCCATGAAGGTTCTCTATTCTGTAAGATCCACAACAGCTCACAGTTCTCTGACATAAACTGTTTCCAATACGAACCAAACCTTGACTGATATTCTTTACGTACTATATCAAACATTTCCCTGTCAGAACTCTGTGAGGATACCTGTTTAACCGCAGCACTCTTAGCACCTACACCATATAGTCCTAAGATATTATCTGTACTATCTCCTGTTAGCACCTGTGAGTAGAAAGATCTGTCAGCATCCACCTCCTTTACCCAGTAGCATTGTTTATTCTTCCAGTTATAATGAAGACCAGGAATACAATTTAGATCCTTATCTAATGTAACTATACAATCCTTTTCAGGATCATGACTTAGTCCTATAAGATCATCAGCCTCTATCCCTGAAGATACCTCTGCATTGTAGACATCTACAAGAAGTTGTCTAGCACTATCGTAGTGGAAAGGCTTACTTAAAGATACTCGATTACCCTTATAAGGTTGGATAGTAGCCTTCTCATACCTGAAGTTACCCTTCCCTGATAGGTACACCTTGTAGTCACAATCAAGATGCTCAATGATTTCTTCTAGGTATGAGATGATAGAGTCTCTACACTTCTCCCATGGTTCTGGGTCCTTATAGTGTGTGATACAACTATCATCTACTCCATCGTCTTTAAGGATTTGATTCAGTAAGAGCTTAGAGTCAAAGGTCTCTCCCTTATAGACCCACTTATTACCCTCACAAACACCTGCTACTGCGTAGACAATGATGTCTCCATCTATGTGCCCTATCATGTTGGCTTTACTATTTCCTCATAGAACTTACAGCACCTAAAGGCAGCCTCAATCTTATTGAACCTGTACTTTCCGTCAGGACTGCACCAGTTTCCTTTCTCCCTATACCACCCTCTACACTTGATATAATTAAAGCACCTCATATATGTAGATTCAAAACCTTTTAGTTCATCTACATCTATCATCTTCACCTCTCCAGGTTTCTCAACGAACCACCAATTGAAGGTGTGAGACAGTCGAGACCTCACACCTTTTGTAGGATTAGGCACTATACATTACCAGTAATAATGCAATAAACATTCTCTAATACCTTGGCCCCTAAGAAACTTTGAAATCTCTGGATAGTCCTCCTCCTCATCAACAACAACAAATGGAAAATAATTAAAATCATTTCCTAGTTCGTAATCCATCCACAATTTTTCAACATCTTCTTTAACTTCAGGAGGGCAACAAAAGTCTTGGGAGTATAAAACATACATACTCTTTATACACTCTTCCATGTTAGTACTCATCTACCGTAGTAGGTGTAGACTGAGATACTCCTTCAGTAGTAGACATCTGACTGAACTCTTCCCCGTCAGGCAACCTTTCACTTACCTTACCATCACCATAAGGTATAAGGTTAATTACTTGTACTGCCTGGAAGTCAGCGTTAGTTCCCTTCTTCCCTTTATATTCCCAGTTATATGTAGCGTACTGTACAACTACATCAGATCCATTACCTATGATGGAGTCTACAGGTTCCCTATTAGCGTCTACTTGTTTAGGTACAGGATTGGGTGCTCCTGTCTTCTTATTAGTTACATTACGTTTGAACTTATACTCGAAGACTCCATCATCATTCCTACGTACTTTAAGCCCTACAGCTTTCAACTTAGCTGCTTCATCATCTTCCATCTGAATAGTAATACGATAGACAGGTTCAAATTTAACATCAGGTTTCTGGATGAAAGACCAAAATGATTTACCTTTACACAATGGCATATATTATTCTCCTTTAAATCGTTTTAAAAGTGCTTGTTTAGTTTCTGTAACTCTCTTATGACCCGAACCTAAAGCTTTTCCTGCAGACCTCACTCCCTCATTACCAATGATGCACCTCCAATACACCTCTCTCTCAAAGGAATCTTTAGGTTCTAACCTCTCTATGAGTCCTGTGTCATTCTCATCTCCATCAATAAGTAGTTTAGTGAAATCAGGAGTAGAGAACTCTTCACGGTCTCTCTCCCCACAATCTGCTATATAGACTTCGTTGTGCTCCTTCTCTACTATCTTAGTTATCTCCTTCTGCATCTTCCCTCTCATCCTTGCAGATGCATATGTCCTAAAGAGTACTAACCTATTAGGATCATAGCGTTCTGCTGCTTCTACAAGGGCTATAGAAGCTACACCCATTAGGTCTTCTTTATGTGGTTCAAACCTAGAGTACTTCCTTTGCTTCAGGAATGACCGTACTACTACACCTATCAGAGACCAGTGAGCCTCTACCATTTCTTTTATTTTGTCAGACATTCCCTCGCCTTAATGATCCTTGCGTTAGTATTGGTGAGTTCTTTCTCAAGCCATTCAAGTCTGGCGAAGAGTTCTGAAAGGTCTTCATATAAAACCCATTCTCCATTCTCATTAGACTTAAAGGTTGGTTGATCAGACCCTTCAGTATCTATACTATACTCACAGTCTAGTGTGTATCTATTTGAAATCATCTACTATCTCTTCGTATAAAGTAACATCAGTTTCTGGATTTTTAATATAAACAACTACTTTGAAATTATTTCTTTGAATCCAATCCATAGCTTTCTCTTTTGTTGAGAAATATATTTCAGTATTTCTAGAGATCACCCAGAAGTTGTAAGTATCATGCTCCCAAGTTTGAACTACATAGACCTTCTTCATCTCAACTCTCAAATCTAACAGCCACTTCCTGGTCAACCCAATCACGAAAATCAAGATCTTTCGGCCAGTTGTCATTTTCTTCTCCAATTATCCACCTAGTCTCGAACTCGTCGAGTTCTTTCTTTGCCATCTGTACATATTCTGATACTGTCATTTTAATCTCCCTATTAAATTAATGAACCTCTGCCCATGACATTCCTACTTTACATTCAGCCTCTACAATTTCTTTTATTTTGTCAGACATTCCCTCGCCTAAAATTAGAATCTACCCAGTAGTGTTTAACAGATACAATTAGGTTTCCTTCTTTGTACTTCCTTTTCCTTGCAGCACTAGTGAATTTATCACCACCTAATGTATCTAAAGTTCTAAGAAGATCTCGAAAGGTTGCTCCGATTTCCATTTTTGTTTTACATCTCCCTTCTAGAACCAGAACACCATTAAAGAATACCCTACACCCATATCTCTTTCCTGTCCACGTAGCTTTAGTAGTATACATGATTAATGAACCTCACTCCAGTTAGCACCTACTTTACATTCAGCCTCTATAGGAACCTTCAGATTATAATAGGTTCCTGCATCCCTTGCAGATTGTAGAAGAATCTCACACGTATCTTCTACATCTACATCCAGTGTTCTATATTCTAACTCATCGTGCATATTAATAATCTGTGTTGCATCTAGACCAACCTGCAAGATTCTTGCATTAGCTATTAGGTCCCATCTCTTAAAGATAATAGCAGCAGAGGATTGAATAAGAGCATTGAGTAGCTTATGTCTTCCCCTTATAGATAACCTTCTACCATCAAGACCTACAAGACACTTGTTCTTTCTGTAATATTTCTCTAAAGAATCTATCAGACCTTTAAGGCCAGGGTTTGCTGCCCAGAATACTGCCATCTTCTTTTCTGATTCTTCTAGAGAACAGTCAAGGATACTGGCAAGCTTCCTGGCAGAGGCTCCAAACATAACATTAGTGTTCAGTAGTAGTCGCTAATTACTACCCGGAATTATATCCAGCTTATAGTTTCCTATAAGATCAGACTATATCATCAACAGTATCAAAGATACTGAAGCCCACCGCTTCCCCCCGCTTGGAGGTACTCCCTCTCGGGATAGTCGTTGCACTTTCTCTATGGTATGTATATATACAGCAAATGGTGTTTCTTTAGAGATTAGTTCAGGATCACCATATCCGATAAGGACTTAGGCTTTCCCTGAATTCAATGAGTTTTATATGCGCTCATGTATTAACGCATAGATCCATGTCTTCGCAGTATTTCTTGAACACCCTAGAAGATCTGCATTGTACTGATGAGAGTCCTCTACAGAGTTCATATGATTCCAGTAGGCACCTCCATCAAACTGTGATACGAAATGCCCAAGTAACCTATTCTCTATAGCAGCTAAGTCACACCCAACCATCTTATATGGGGGGAGACAGATGAACAACTCTCTCATCTCTTTCCCTAATAGAATATTAGGGTCTGCCTTCGGAATGTTAACGATGACCCTATTTTTAGTGCGACCGGTAGGTGTAGCACATGTTATACCAGCAGCAGGTATCCTACCATCATCTCTTACGTAGGCTAGCAGACCCTTGTTCTCTGGATCTTTATAGTTCTCTATCTGCCTACGTCTATGTACTAAGATAGCCCTCCTAGCGAGTAAGATTCCTGTATCATCCTTAATACTACTGAAGGAATCTTCTGTCAACTTAGGGCTTGTAGGTTCTCTAGTCTCCTTATTAATATTATACTGTGTAGGTATCCACCCAACACTTAGAAGATAATCCTTAACCTGTTGTGAGGAATCTAAATTGATCTCTCGGTATTCTATACGGGTGAAAGGACCTTGTATATTCACACTGGTTTAACATTAAGCCTAACCATTACGTCAAAAGGTCCGTGGTTTGTATACCAATTACCTTCATCTAACTGCCCTATAAGGTTCTCTTCAATCAATGGCATACTGTATAGGATACATCTTGAAGTTAGTTCATTAACTCCCCATCCCATGTAGCATTTTGACTGTAAGTAAAACTCTTTCATCTTATAGAACCCCCCTTACTTTAAGTTGGTACATTACATTGAATGGTGGTTGTTTGATATCCCACAGATCTCCAGATCCACCTTTTAAATATGATAAATCCACCCTACCTTTATAAATACTTCTACAAC